GCGGGAGCTCCACCTGGAATACACCAGGTTGCTGATTGTCTTGATGTACTTCTCACGTTATGTACTATCTATGGCTTCAAAGGTGGATGGAACGACGCGGAGACAAGAAAACATTGGGAAGCGGGTCATGAGGAGTGCGGGTGGGTGAACTTTGCTAAGTACAAACTTGCAGCGTTCTTCGCCTTCCACACCATGACCCCGTTACCAAAATCTCCGTTAAAAACACTCGTCGATTTACCACAAAAACTGGTCGGAGGTCGATTAGGAAGATTCATCGACAATTACGTGCACAAAGCAAAGGCCAACTCCAAACTCGAATTCCTCGGGTTCCTCTCATCGATCAAACAATCGAAGAAAGGAATGCCAAGGATGGGGGAGGAGACACTTAGAGCAGCTGAGCGCGAATTCATCTTAGAGATGACTGCCGAGCAGATTTTGAAGCCAAGAAGTAGATACGAACCATTGGTCCCTTGGAACGAGGTAGATGCCATTAGAGGTGACGTTGAAATCACACTCACGCAGGGGTCGGTCAGAGACCAACTCAAGCGTACAGTTAAAGAACTGTTAAAAGGCAGACACTACACAACAAAGGATCGTGTCCGAAGACTCTTCCCAAGCACATCTGCGAACTACATCCGATCCCGAACGGGAGGAGGTGCAGTAGGCGAGATTATTGAGGATAGAGAACTTCTGGCAGGCTTGAGAAAGCCAAATGGTTACGTGAGACAAGACAAAATCGAAAAAGTTCTTGGAGGAGGTAGTGGAGAAGAGGAGATAGAAGATGAGGGATGGATAATTAGACCACTCGTTAAAAATGAATCAGACGAGCTTGATAAGGCTTTCAGCACGTTCTGGATACGACTGATGAGCAAGGCGGCGGTAGAAAAACCGCTCGTCGAGCCAGTCGCACTCGCAGAACCTCTCAAGAAACGCATCATCACCAAGGGTCCACCATTCACTCAAACCGTTCTGAAGAGCTTGTGGAAATTCCTACACGATATACTACGCAAACACCCCGCCCTCGCCCTAATCGGTATGCCCACGTCAACATCATATATGATGGAGAGGCTCGGCCGACATTTGGGGAAGGAACAGGGATACTTGTCGGGCGACTTCAAAGCAGCTACGGACAACCTGGAAAGTTGGGTCTCAGAGCAAATCTGTAATGATATAGCAGATGAGCTAGGACTCTTCCCAGTTGAACGAAGAAAGCTGATAGAGTCGCTGACAAGGCACATATTCGTGGATCACGAAGGAATCGAACACATTCAAACTAAAGGACAGCTCATGGGCAGCATCACTTCATTCATAGTACTTTGCATTGCTAATGTCACCTGCCTAAGATGGGCATGCGAGATTGATCAGAGGAGACAGATGTCCCTTGAATCCGCACCCATCATGGTAAACGGGGACGATGGAGCAGCAAAGTGCAGGGTAGAGGGGTACAAGGCATGGCAACGCATCACATCATTCATGGGGTTTGAGGAATCAGTCGGTAAGACGTACTTTTCAAAGGAGTTTGTTGAGATCAACTCAACACTCTTTTACTTTGACGAGCACAACGAATCGGCCTACTACCACAAAGACAAAGACACTCGTGTCAAAGTCCAACTCCAAGAAGGATTGGAATATTACAAAATCATTCCAGGACGCGAAGTTATACGCTATACACCTTTCTACCTTGCATCTTATGTCAATATGGGTTTGTTGACGGGCCAGAAAAGGTCAGGCCGCGTAAGTCTCAACGACACAACAGACCCACGAAGCAACATTGGCACAAGATACCGTGAGCTCATGAAACTATCTCCTTACCACTTGAGATGTCAAGTACATAGTGTGTTTGTCGAGAAGCATCAGAATGAACTGAAGCTGTATGGTAATGTTCCCTGGGCCTTACCTGAGTGGATAGGCGGTGTAGGACTGCTAGGCTTTCTTGAACCAACCGAAAAGGACCTGCGCATTGCGCAAAGGATTCTCCTCGAATGGCGAGACAATAGACCAGTAGCACTAACCGACACATCCACAACAAGTCCATGGCACATCTGGCAACTAGCCAGCAAACGTTTACCAAATTCTCTCTTCTCAGACAAGAAGGACGACGGAACTGAGGCTTATACAGCATTAGTTGGGCGAGAATGCGTGAACCTCTTATTCGACTCAAATGTCAGACTGACGGACCTTTACAAGTCCCCATCAGATCAGACAGAGCGAATCAAGAAGGCACTCAGGCACAACGCACGACTATGGGAACCGAACCGGAGAATGCCACCGGCGATCCCCGCTGTAGACCTTATCTTTAAGCCTCGTTATCCGTCGATCAAACAAAACACACTGACACCTCTCCTCCTCCAGGAACTAAAACTCGATTAACACAGCACAAGCAGGGGAAGGATCGGATAAATATCTGGATACCAGAAGACAGAGACATACGTCATATCTTC